AACGGCATTTCCTCCACCGGAAACCGCGACAACCTCCACAAGTTCCTGATCAATTTGCAGAATGTGCCCTATTACAACTTTTCCGCTGGCCGACAGGTGAACGACGTCATCGATATCATCAAGGGCACCTGCTAACTCCAACCTCGATGGACCCAACAACTCATTCCAATAATGCAGCGTAAATGTACCTGCAGTAACGGTCCGGGTATTAAGCAAAGCAGGAAATCCAATCGATTGAATTTCCACGGTTCCGTCTCCCTTTGTGCTCAAGGAAAACGAGGGGGCCGGTGGAACATCTTGGTCCAGTTGTGCGCCGCTCGATCCATTCAGACGCCAGCGAGTGACCAGCGAAAGTTCTGGCGAGCATTCGCGATTGTTCGCATTGGCTGCCCTACCGGTCACCTGAACCGTTGCTCCTTCTCGATTAGGCACGGCAAAGGTCGCAGGACTCGATGAAGTAGTTGCGGCTGGAATCCAGCTAGATTCGACGATCACCCACCGACTAGTCTCGTCAGGAAGAACCACCCATGCTTCAGTCAAAAGGCACTCGGTGGCGGAATGGGACTCAATCTTCCGCTCCTGCCCGACTCCTTTACCTCCAGTGATTCGGACCGTTTTGGTTCGCCACTCGTTCGGAAGCATGTTAAGCAGGGCATTCCCAACCGACTTAGCAGTAGACAGCGTTGCGACCGACTCGCCTTGCAACTCCATGCGCCAATAGAAGTTTGCATGCGAATAATGTTCGTCCGGCGGCGATATTACACCCGAGGCAATTCCAGAGTCCTCAAACGAAGTGGTTATGCCGCGGTCCTCGGCCACCCGCGCCAACTGTTGCGGCGTCCGTCCTCGATAAACGTTGAATGACTCCGTGCCAGAGTCAAAGCTCACCTGGGTCAACTTCACTACATTTGTATTGTTGCCAGGCGGAATCACTGCGCGCACGATGAAGGAAAGTCTACCTTCGCGCTTATTCGCGTCGAGCCCAGTCAGAGCATAGTAAAGGATCTGATCTCCCTCAATTGTTCCACCAACAGCTTGCGTCACCGGACTTAAAGACAGTAGAGGGATACCAGCACGGGAATCCATAGGTCGGCGCGGCTCGTAGAAACTAACCGACAGTTCGGTGGAAGTTCTTCCATCCGTCTCTTCCCGAAAGCTCTCGACCACACCAAACCGAGCAAGTCCATTCTCATCTAGATCAGCGCCGATTAACGGTCTCGGCAAGCCCAACTCGTACCTCGGTTGTCGGCCAGATGATTCGGCTCCGGCGCCGCCCGTCTGAACGTACCAGCTCTCTTCGTGCCATTGCAGAGTCAATTGAACGATGCGGAAATTATTTCCTGGTGTAATCCGAAGTACTCGAAACAACTGACCATCTAGACCTTCCTTGGCGTACGATAGCGTAACCAGATCTCCCGGTTGTATCCCTATCGCTTTGACCGAAGTAACAAGCTCCACGTATACATTTCCTCGAATGCTCTTCAATAAGTGAAGTTTCGTCACACGCGCAGCTTGGTCAATGTGCGGAAGTCCTAGGGCTGGCAGTGAAGAACTGAGTTCTTGGCCGACGATACCGACATCCTCCATATCCAGTAACGAGTACGAATCCTGCTGATACTCGTTGAAAGCATCTTGAAACTCTACACTATAGCGATTCGGGGTATCTGCTGAACTTCGCGAGTAGATACGAAGGCGCGGCGCTCCGGTCGCATCTCTTAAGATATCTCCCTCATCAAATTCATACGCGGGCCACCCTCCGTGCCGTGGACTAATAGAGTTTGATCCTTGTGGTAAGTCGGGCTGCTGAATCGCTAATGTTGATTCCGGCCTTAATTGTAGCCGCCCCGTTTGACTGAATGTAAGATATAAACCAGAACAGCTCCGGATGCCCCGGAGAACCTCGGCGGCACTTCTTCGCCGACGAAGCGCCAGATTACACTGATATCGTGGGATACTGATGGAGTTTCCGTGAAGGTCAACCGTAGTAATGCGGCTATCGCAGTAATCGGCGGCGTTGCGGAAACTTGACAGATCGATTTCGTCGATCGCCCATCCGCTTCTGCGCAAAACATCGAGCAGTATCCATGCCGGATTGTTTGTATATGTATACGAAAATTCTTCTCCGACGGCGCTGTAAATCGGCAATTTTAGTCCCTTCAGTAACACCTGAACGCGGGGAAGGGACCGGGCATCCTGAATCCGGCTTGGCACTACAACTGAAAGATAGGCCATGCTGCCATAAGGATCGCCGAGTGGACTTCCGGCCGCGTCCACAAAGTTTAAGTTGAAGTCCCCTGTCCGGTTTCCTTGGCCTACCCAGTGGTACCACCCGGTGGCGGTCATGTCCGTACCTGTCACTGCCAGGGGAATTTCAACATCATTAACGACAACTGTGATGACGCTTTCTATTTCGCCGAACGCCAACAATGCCTCCATCCGCGTGAGGTTTCCATCGTTTCGGGCCAGAGTGATAGGTGGCTGGATCCAACATGTTCCGTAAACGAGGGGAACGAAATCGTTATACTTAGCCTCGTTAGACTGGACAGCAGACGGCGAAAACACTTTATCGCCATGTCCTCTCACGCTCGTTGTGGATGGTACGAATTCAATACCTCCAAACCGTCTCGTAATGCGGAGTAGAGAGTCCTTGTGAAACATTCCTCTCTCTTCGCACGCTTTCCTTGTATAGTCACAACTGTCGAAAGGCACTGGACCGTTCAGGTTTCCCACGCCCCCTTCGACGTCTGGAGAGTAGCCGCAGCGAAAAAGGGGAGAGTACACCCCTCTTACATCCCCCGTGGTTGCCTCGATGCGCTGCGTTGCCGTACCAGGGAACACCCACGGGCATCTCTTTTGTATGCGGACGTCTGGCAGGAGAAGCCTCTGGAAACTGAGACGGTTGTTAAACGTCACCCGAAAGGTGGATTCTTGAATCTGGTCCGGCGCATTTCCTGAACCGCGAAAGATAGTAAGAGCCTCCGAGGCGGGAGTGTTCGACGCCAAATTGAAAAACACAAACCGGACGTGAAGGCGCGACCCCTTGAAGCCAACTGCTCTTTCCAATTGCGAATAGCGAGAATCTGCATTTGCCAGAATCAAGCTTACTTTTGCAGAAGCGTCAATTCCGTCTTCGGAATATGCGCGAATGTCGAAGCCCGTGTGGTCCAACAGCCTGGCTTCGAATAGAACTCCCTCGACGGTGACTTGATGAGTCGCCCAGAACTGTCGCTGTCCGTTGCGAAATTCGCATTCAAACAGGAGCACTGGCGTCTCCAGAAGTTCCTGCTCTTTAATTTCGTGTATCGTCGGCATATCAAGAACCTCCGGAGATCTCTGAGTTAATGCGAATGGGTGGTAAACAACACAGTGGTGCTATGGTCGTTTGGTCCATTTGTCCTGCGGGTCAGCGAATCTATCGCGAAGCGAACGTTGGGATGTACTCCGTGACGACCAGTGCTTCTGCGGTATGCACCTGGTGCGGGTTGAGCATCTACTTGGGCGCCAACAGCGCACACCGCTGTCCCAGCGGGGATCTCCAGTCCAAATCCAATTGAGGTCGAATCACTGGGTATCTTGATAGAAAAGTGGTATCTCCGCCAAGTGGGCTGTGGCGAGACAATAAGGGTTTGTGTATAACCACCAGATGCCGCAAAGAGTGTTACGCTACTTGGGAAATCGCTTTTCAGCCAAACACTCATCGAATAGACGTAATGTCCAGGTGCGGTCAGAACCTGGACTATCCCCTGTGTGCCAATGGAGGAGTTCGAGATGCAAGTTGCACGTTGGGTTCCCCATGGGTCGTCCTGTCCGGTGGTCATCGCTAAGTGTGGACCGACTGTCCATGCACTGCGTCCAAACTCTTCGCTCCATCGCAACAGATTTAGACCGGGATCTAGAAGGCCAAAGCTCACGCGTTTGCCCTCTTTTTCCGTGAAAAACGATTCAATCGCTTGCATCTCGCTGTCCGATAGGCCTTCAAAGTGTAAAGTAAGGGTAAGTGTCGATCCGAAGGAGTCAAAATATTTTACTTCACGCCCGTCGGACAGAATATTGATCACGGTTCGGAAAGCTTGGCGCCGATGTAACGGAAATTGACTGATCGCGCCAGTGGACAACTGAGGAAAAAATGACATCGTCATGTCACTTCACCTCACGAATGATCAGCCTCGCACTACCCCCGAGAATAGAACGATAGTCGGCAGACACCTCGGGGTGGTCGAACTGGCATTCCGAGTATACTGTTCCATCCCAAGGGTCAGTAAAGGAAAAAGTTCCGAACTGGCCCTGTTCCTGTGCGTAAAATGCTTCCATGGTCGTAAGATCTTCTTCATCCAACTCGTCTAACTGAACAATCCATCGACGGATGAAATGCGAAAAGTGTCTGTACCGTTGTTCAGAACCATCCAAAAACTCCAGAACCTCGGTAGAATAGTGAATCTCACGTACAGCTGGCCACTGAATGATTGCGCCACTCTTGAGCTTTGGAAATGAATTCATAGGTCGCTTACCACATCGTTGAGAGAGTGCGAATGGAGCATCGCATCTCTCACGGCCCTCGCTATGTCTTCGCTGTGATCGAGAAAGCTTCGACTGTCGATGGCATTTACCTGTACTGTAATATTGCTCACACGATGCGACATTGATGGACTGCCGATGGCGCCCGACCTGACGGGAACTACTTGGTCATCAAGTCCTAAGATAGGCCGGAGCCTGTCTCCCATGCCGCGGTCAATGTTTACAGTAAGGCTCTCAGATGACATGGCTGCTTCTGTGCGGAGTGGCGCAGGTAGACTAAAGCGCATTTGCTGGGATGTTTCATTGGTGTCGCTCCTGTTGAAAAGACTGAAAACTCCCCTCACTAGGGGCGCAAGACCTAAAGCTTTTGACAGAAGGGTGTTGGGCCGCTGGCCACTGTTTCCGATGGCGCTACTAAGCACGTTAATAGTTTCGCTAAGGGCCGGAACACTTCTGGTCGAATTGCGCGGGGAAAGCGGTGTGCGAAATGAGTTCAATGGATCGCTGAGCAGTCGGTCAAGGTCCTGAAAGGTGTTGTTCGTACCCAGGCCAAGTAGCTGGGTGGCGGTTATACCAGGGGACTTGGAGACATCTTTGTCGCCCAGGACTGTGCGCTGAAAGTCTTCCCACTCGCGACTAGTCATTATGGTCTCGCTCCTTATGTAATTCACGTTCAAAGATAGTGAATGCCTCAGCCGATTTTGCTCGAAGGGCCATCACATCAGGTTTGCCTCCCAACCGCCACAGATGAAATTCTTCAAGCCAGGTAATGCTGTCGCTCGTTATGTAGCTAACCGGGCACTCAGTGACGGATACGTTGTTCCTGGTCCAAATGGTGCGAGTACTGTCGGGTTCCAGGGGGAGGAACCCGCACCTTCGCTTCTTCTCTAAGCCTTGCTTCCGGCAGGTGTCGCACTTCCATGCGGCTTGATTTGCGTATTGAAAGTGGAAGGCGACTGTTAGTTTTTTTGTTCTTCCTCGCCCAGGAAACACTCTTCGCGAACGCTTTCTGCAATCTCCCGGCAAAGGGCTTCGGGTCCTTTCTCGATGAGGAGTTCGCAGTCTGCCGGTTGGTTGTCGATCGACAGGTCAACAATGCGAAGCAGACCCCATTGAATGTAGATGGCTTCTATCGATGAGATTAACTCTTTTGATCGGAGTTGGTCCGCGAACTCATCGCTGGCGTTATGAAAAGGAAGGCTATGGCCTTCCTGTCGCACCAGCCGGAGTAACTCGAGTCTACCTTTCAAGGAGGGGCGTCTTATTTCATACGCAACACCGGGAAATACGCGTGATTCTTTACGGATTGTGCTGTGATATATCATAAACAGTTTCTATGCAAATGCAATGCGTATCTCGTCGTCTGAAGTGCCATTTGCCTGGCTGAGGCCGAAGGCCCATTCCACTCGTGGAGTTCGATCGTCAAATTCCGGTACCTCCGGAACAACGCTGGGCATATAGATCGCACACAACTGTCCGGGCAACTCACCAAGCTGCAACATCACCGAAATCGGTTCCCGGTTGCGCGCAGCGGAGTAAAGGTCCTTGGTCGCTTCGTCGTCCTGCTCTAAAAGGCGAAAGCGCATACCAACTTCGCGCTCGCCGGCGGATAAGCAGCGTGGGCCATCAAGGCCGAACTCTCTACGGCGCATATCGATGTTATTCTTTACTGATACTTCTGCGTCAGTGAGCGTGTAGAAACGTGATGATGTTGAGCCCATCCAGACCTGCCCAAGGTGACCGGGAATGATCTGATAGTCAATCTCCCCTACGTTGGGTTCAGCGGGAAACTGCGCTAGCGATCCTATTCCAGCGCCAAAAGAAGCGCTATCGATCAGGTGCTTGGCCTCGCCATGAAATTCTAATTCTTGAAAATCGCCATTAATCTTTATCTTCAGGAGATTCACGGCCGCTCCGGACAACATCCGTTGCACCGCAGTGACTGGACTCCAGTAGTCGAACAGGGTGACGGAAGGTAATTGGGTCGCTGGACTGTATGTAATTGTTGGATTTAGAGGCGCACCCGGGCCGGGCGTGATGCTAAAAGGGGCATTCAATTCCACCGTCGTAGCGTTTAGAATGTGCTGAACGAAACGGAGTTCGGTCCCAAGGCTCAAAGCTTGGCCAGCGGCCATTCCGTGGGGAGAGCCCAAGGTCAGTGTCCTGCCGCTTATAGAGGCGACCACCTTGTTGCTATCATACAGAGGCGTCGCCCCAAGGGCGGCCCGAAACAGTGGTCCGCAGGGTGGCTCGGCTGATGTATTTGCCCAGTTGGTGAGATACGTCTCCAGGCGGAATTCCGTTTGGTTTCGGAACCCCGTAGGTACGGCCATGCGAGTGCGGCTTCCGGTCTTGTCACGCCGTCGACCAGGCTGTTGTTCATTCTTGATCGCCAGTCGAATTGCGGGGATGCGATGTTGTTGGGTTATTGTAGCAGCGGTACCGAATCCCGTTTCTAGCGCTGTGTAGAAGCGATTGTTATTGGATGAAATGTAGCAGGCCATGTAGAGTCCTTTACTTGCTAATCTGTACGTCAAATGTGGCTTTCGCGACTTGTAAGAAGTTCTTGCCGCCTGTCTTAACGGGCCCAAACGAAATCTGGTATCCACCCGTATAAAGTTGGCCCTCGCCCCAGTCCCCCCGAATTGCGTCGAGCGTCTCGGTCAGCGCATCAACATAATGTTGGAGAGCGCTTGATATGGTGTCAATCCGGTCATGTGTCACGCGCACTTCAATTGTAAGCGTTGCCGTGCCGGAGAAAGTTCTAAATTTTTCTCGGAGAGTGTTATTCAGTTTCTCGCAGTAAATGAAAAAGGTTGGATACTGCATGCATCCTGACTTGTCGGCAATCTCTGAGGAAATTTGTAGGCCTACAATTTGTTTATCGTGCAGTGGTGTTAGAATGCTCCCCGTTTGAGCGGTTACAGCCGCTAGTCCGGTCGGCAGGCCGGTCGGTGCGCGAAGAAGACTCTCAAGGGTCTTTATGGCGATTGTTGCGAGTTGTGCCATTAGATTAACCTCGTAAGAATGTATTCGACTGGCGAATGTAAATGTCTGGGGACTGTCCCGGTGGTGGTGCTTCGCCGGACTCGATGCCGTTCGGTGGAAGGGTCCAGACGGTAGTCAAGGGAAGGGGTTGGACGTTTTGTTTTGCGAGGTTGTCTTGACGGCTGCCAAGATAGACGTTCCACCATTTCGCATTCGAAGGTGCTCTTGGTGGCGTTACGGTGACCGAAGAGGCCGGCATAGTTGTCAGTGAGCCCATTGGGCTTGCCTCGCTTTCAGTTCCCTCTGTTGTGAGCCAAGAGACTTTTGCAAACCACGTGCCTGCCATCAGCGTTCCGGCTGTTTGACCAAGAGAAGGTGCTGCCGGGCGTCGTATCGGCGTATAGACAATGCCCACTCCGATGTCGAATAACAACGTAGCCGCGGAGTCGCTCAGTCTACAATAGTAGTCGAGTTTGTGTTTGTAGCGTTCGTTGAGTTGCTGATGATAAGCATCGAGGTATGTCAATGCTATTGAACGAAGCGTGTGCCACCTTCGAAGAGCGTCGGTGTTTACCACTTGATCTATTCCTATGGTTCGTGCAGCCGGCACTCGCAGCAAAAAACGACGAAGTTCTAGTTCGAGCTCGGTAGCTGCTACAGCTCCTTTTGTCGTTAGGTCGAGCCGCTCCGTAGCGGACGTATCGTAGAGAGAGCTTTCGTAAGACAAAAAGTCGCTTGGGGTTGACGGTGTGCTATCTACAAAGAGTGCCATACAGTGGTCCTTCAACGTTTCCGGGTGCGGGGAACGTTGGATGTGTGATTGGGTGTTGCTACGGCTGGTGGATTGGTTGTGGAGACCTTGGGCTGCGCGGGCGGTCCTTGTCGCCAAAGTGAGAAGAATCGTATTTGGTCTGTTGTTGCGAGCGTCGCTCTGCCCTCTACGATGAGACGGGCGGCCGTGTGGCGGTCTACCTCGGAGATGATTCCCGCTCGGCCTCCATCGCCTGTTGCTGCGCTCACAACTACTACGGCGTGTTGCTGAAAGGTGTCCTCGAGTGTTTTTATGTCTTCGTAGTATTGATGTAAGTCCATCAGGCCCCTCGTTGTCAAAGGTAAAAGCCGGACGGGTTTAGCCGTCCGGCTGCTACTGTTAGCTGCGAACCTGAACGCCGAAGTTGTTACGAAGCACGGCAACGCCATAGAGGCAGTCCACGGTGAACTGTTGTGCCAGCGTGTTGGGTTGATAGCTCATCATTACGCGCATTCCGAAGTTGCCGAGTTCGGAGTATTCAGCGATTGCTCCTGTGCCCGGCAGAGGTTGCGGCAGTCTACGGACACACAAACCAATAGCATCCTTAGCGAATGCTAGATTTTGCGTGGTCGTCGGGGACGAACCAGTCTTCGAGACGAACTGCGAGCGAAACACGAAGAAATCTTTGAGTTTTCCAACGGATCCATCGATCATCGCCCGTACGCCTGCCTCCCCGGCTGTGTTGTATTCCGAAAAGCGGGGAATCTGGCGCAATTGAGAGTAAGTACTTCCATCAACAACTAGATACTTTTGCGACGCCGACGGAACTTTTGCATTGAAGAGCGCGGTTTCCGCGTCGTCAACCAACGATTCGGTGATCGGTGAACCCGCGAAACCCAATGCGGTGTTCGCGGTGAACTGCGCATACAGGGAGAGGAGGTCGGATTCGATCTTTTCAGCCAACGCTACAACGGCCGGTTCCATGTACAGCCGCAAAAGGTCGGGTACCGCAAGTACCTTTGTCACATCCGGAATCTGGAAGGTAGCTTCGGCATGCGTATTCAGGACGATCTGAGCGTTGCCCAAGCTTGGATTTTGGGTGGTGACGGTTCCGCCCTGAGCGATGTTGTTGGCCACGAGAGTTGGGGGAATTGGCACGTTAATGGTGTCGCCGGCCTGCGCCAAGGACGGTTCAAAGTTCCGGTTCACCAAGTTTCCCATCACCAGGTTGCCCATGAGAGCTGGCAGCGCATCGGCGGCCACCAGCTTAACGAGCGCATTTGCAACATTAGACGAAGTAATAGCAGGCATTGTGTCTCCTTAATTGAAAATGCCCCTTCCAGTTTTGCTGTGGGGCGGTTTGTTTCTTTATCTGGCTGGATGATGTCATCCATTGTGTATTGCGATTGAACACAGGGTCTCAGTATCTGTATGCTGTGACCGCGCGCTGGCAAGGGCGAACGCCTTGCTAGCGGGAACTGTTTATTTGTTGTGCGATTCTTGAGATTTCTTGGCGAGCCCGCTCTAGATCTTCCTTTGGCATACCCGGACGAATCTTGTCGATATCGAATCCCCCACCCGGGACAACCACCGGGGTTTTGGCGGTTGCCGTCGCTCCCGACCCACCATTGATTCGGGCCGGTAGTAGTTCGGGATTTTCGTTTACAAAATGTGAAATATACTCCTTAACGGAGTAGTCGCCGTTCGTCGTCTTTGCGATTAACCGTCCGTCTTCAGTGCGCTGGATATCGTCCTTTACTGCCCGGAACGCGAGGTCGAGTTTTTGGACCCCCAGGCGTTGCAGTTCCGTTCGAATCGTCGTGCTGCGTTCAGCCTCTTCGGCAATGATCCGATTGCGGCGATTTTCTTCGACCAATTCGTTCATTTTGCGTTCGAGGATCTCCCGCCGTCGGCGCTCCTCTTCGAGTTCGATTTTGTAGGCTGGTTCGCTCTTTGCTTGCTCCAGACTGACGAACTCTCTCACTGCTTCTTGAATCAGGTGCCTGATATCGGTCCCCCGGCCAGTTAGCGCTTGGTCATGTTTGCTTTCATCCATCCGTCATCCTCCTTACTTGAGTTCGCGCAGAAACCAATCGTCAATTTCATGCGCAATTGTGTCCTTTATCTCCTGCCGTTCATCGCAGAGATACTTGAACGCCAATTTCTTGTAGATTTGCTTGACTAAAGTGCGTGACTCGATATTCAACGCAATCAGTTTGGATGCATCATCAACTTCACTCGCAAAGTCTCCAATATCGAACTCATCCAAGCCTGAGACATTCACTTGCAAGTCGTCCTCGCGGACGCATTCTATGGCCTTCAGGATGCGTTTCAATACATCCTTTACCGAGTCGCCCAAACTGCGCAGCACTTCCTGCGTAATAGCGAAATCCCTTTGTTTGGCCAAACCGGATATGTGGCGATGATCCCCAGCGACCGGGCCAGCATGGCCAAAGAGATAGCAAACACGATAGATCTCGTCCTTTAATCGAATGAGATTTTGGGTCGCAATGTCAAAAACCCTTCCCTCCGGTTCGGTCCACCCAAAACGGTCTCCCGGCCCGAGTTGCAAAAAATAGCTTTCTCCGACCATTTGATCGAACTTCTTGTCACTGTAGACCACGGGCATTGCGAACAGGCCCATGGTTAAAGCCCAACTGAGAGCGTTTGATTTATTAAAGTGCTCCACTTGCAGGAGGGCAGCCTTATTCATTAGCCACATGCCCTGGCTTATGGTGGTTTCAAAGAGCGGTACACGTTTCAATTTTGCTAGTCCATGCACGCCCTCATCGACAAGTTCAATGCTGCTTGGTTGCCGCGACACGCCGTGTTGCTGTGTTCTGCGGTAAACCTTAAAATGTTGGCGGTCGTAATATAGCCAGCGCGTTTCAGTCGTATTTTCGGCGTCTTCTAAGTGATGACGAAACGTATGTGTGGTTCGAAGAACAATCCATTCGAATTCACCGGTTTCATTTCGGCACCAGTTCACTAGATCTTTTGGAGTGCAGTGAACTAGGTATGCTCTGCTGGCGCCCATGAAGTCCTCTTCTGCCCGGCTTGTTGCGGGTTGGGTGGTGCGCGGAAAGTCGACTAGAGTATAACCCGTTCCATAAACTAGCGCATCAGTAATCTGCCGACGGAAAAAGTCGCTTAGGTTTGTTCCTTTACGGTCGCAATCTTCGATGAACATGCTAAAGAACCCGCGGCCTTTTTCATTAGGACCGTCGATGTTAATTATGGGTTCCCGCCGGAAGAGTGTTGCTGCATACCAGTCGATTATCGATCCAATGTAGTTTTCGTAGAATACTCTGTTCAGTCTCTCTCCGTAGACGTCTGCAGGTTCTTTTTGCCTCGGAATCAGAAAGTGTCCGGCGTTAAGCTTTAACGCCTCTCCTCCCACGTAGAGGTCCTGGTAACGTTTCCAAATCTCGCGTTTATGTATATATTCCGGGTGTTCTTGATCGATTCGGGTTTCCATTTGCGTTCCTTTTGTTGTGAAATGAGGCGAGAATGGCTGGTCCCTTCGTACCAAGGGTTCCTGCTTTCACGCTTGACCTTGTAACGCTGCGAGGTTCAGAAGCCGGGAAGGCGGTTGGCTTTATAGCCAGCGGGTTGCCGTTTATCGTTGCTCACCACTTGCCAGAGCAAATATCCCAAAGCGTCCGAAACGTGTGTGCGTTTGGAGTCCTGCCCTTTATCGATGATCATTGTGCCCGGCAAGATGGTGACTTGTTCGAGATCCTTTATAAGTTCTTTGCAGCGAGCGTCAATGAAAAGGCGCCGATTTCCTGCCGCGTCCCGGAGGGTACTGTTCATCAATACGATTCGTTCCCTCACTGCGGGATTTTGCGAAGGAAGTTCCACTTGACACCGTTGAATGTTTCGTGTGCGGAAAAAGGTGCTGATGGCGTCAGCATCTCTGGGGCCTGTAGTTTTCATGGCATTGCCTGACGCGTCGCCAAAGACAGTCAATCCATTGCAGGACGGAAACCGTCGCAGGAATTCATCGCATGCCTCCCAGGTTGTGGCCCGCGAAAGCGTAATTTCGTCGATTACGGTGACTGTTTCGCCGTTGAGTTGTACCACGACTGATGACATTGGGTCGACATTGAAGTCCATAGCCCAGTAGAGTGGCTTGGACGCATCGAAGGGACATGGGCGAACGTTTTTTTCCCGTTCGAAACTGTAGTAAGCCTGTCCGGCGCTAATGTTTAGGTATGCCCCAAGGACCTCTTGTTGATAGAACCGATCATCGTAGCTTTGCTTAAGGCGATCATAAAAGTCGGGGATAGCATCCAGAAGGTAGCGATTTTCCCTTGGTTGAGCGAGGATGACTTTGTATTCCCGTTGTGTGTTGGCAACAAACCGTCGGTAGACCCAATCGAACCCCTTCGGCGTCCAGACGGCAAAACCCGATAATCGCTTAGCGTGGGGATCTCGGAGTCGTCCCTCGAGACGAAGCCAAGCCTCTTCATGGCAGTACGTGAGTTCATCGACGCCGAACCAAGCGAGGTTTGTGCCTCGGAGTCTTTCATAGTCCTCAAGGCTTCGAAACAAAATGGTCGAGCCTGTGTCCTGCATAGTCAGGCAGTTCTCTGTTTTGTTGAACGATATCGGTATCTGATTATTTTCCAACAATTCGAATATACTTCGTTGGGTTGCGTCCCTGAGCATTGGAAACGTAGGTGCCGCTAACATCCCCTGCCTGCCTGGGTTGAGATAGCTTAGCCTGATAGCCTCATGGCATAGTGCTTGGCTTTTGCCGGAGCCAATAGGGCCGGAAAACCCCTTGAAGAGTGTATCGCAGTCGTGAAATGCCCTCTGGGAGGGCAAAGCGGTGTAACGGATATGTCGGTTGATGGTTATTCGTTGGGTTCGTCTCTTACTTGGTCTATCCATCGCACCAGAACCTCGCTTGGTCGTCTCGATTGCTGCATTGTTTGATGGGCGTCGATTAGTCTTATGAGATCGCTTGGAGTTGCCTTGAAATGGTCACCTGCGCTTAGTTGTGCGTGGACGTTGGAGAGTGCCATCTCAATCAGATGGAGCGTATAGGTTTCATTGATTGTGTGAACTGCTCGATTGTCATTCTTCATCGGTCGTTCTGTCCCTGTCGTATACGCTTGATGCGCTCGGTGTTTCTCTTACACTTCCACTTTATCTGCGGTGTGGCGTTCAGTTGCGGGTGCTGTGTTTGTAAGAAATTGAAAAAGAAGGGAAAAAAGTTGTGCTTGGCTTGTGAATCCCCATTTCGGGTTCCCAATAACGGCACCCAAAAAAATGAAAAAGGGTGCCGGAGGCCTGAAGATGGGATGACCGTAGGCGATTCGCCCTGTGCCAACGTAGCTGAGACACTGCCGGTCCCACTAATTAGAGATCAGGGCGGAGGAGCCAACTGCGTCAGCAATTATCCAAAAACGTAGAAATCTGGGCATGAGGCCGAGGGTATCGCGACATCATCCGCGCCGGAGGCGCGGTCCGTCCGGTCATCTGAGGGGCAAAAAGAGTATCGTGTACGGTAAGCGCAAGACCAATCCCATGGTTTCCGAATCTGCCTGATTCTGTTTTCGTATAGGCATGTCTCTCCGAAAACCCCGCCGCACTGCCGCCCAGATTCAGGCCCTCCTTG